AAATCCTTGTGCTGTACCTTGTTTTTTAATTATAGATATACCAGAAGCTATTGAATCATTTGTTGGGTTACTAATATCTACTCTTTCATTTTGTTGATAACCGAAACCGGAATCAAATATTTCTATTCCTGTTATAGCACCATTAGATACTTGTACTAAGTCGTCAACAATAGCATTAATACCAATATTGGCTGTAGAATTGTCCTGTGTGATTAAAGTTAAGTTTGCATATGTGCCTGATGATTCACCATACAATCTTGTTGTATTGTTTGAAGTTATTGTAAATGTATTAGCTTCATACCATCTAAGTCTCTTTACTAAAAGTGTACTACTATTTGCAAATTTTACTATACCAAGAGAATCATTATTATCTTGTGATACTTTTTCACCAACAAAAAAATTACCAGTAGAATTTGCTATATTTAAGATATAATCTTTCTTGCCATATCTATATGTTTTTGGGTCTATTACTGTTATGAATGGTGGTATACTATAGTCTTGACCTGGATTAATTCCACTGATAGTACTAATTGTACCTATTTGTGTATTTTCTAAATCTAATGCATTAACAATAATAGTTGATAAATTTGCAGAAGGCATATCAACAAATGGATAAACAGAATTTAAAGATGTGTTTACAAAATTAGATAGATAATTAATGTTTATATTAACATACTCAGTATCTTTTAATGTACCTATTGAGAAAGATGCTCCGGATCCAATACTAACTGCAGTAATAACACCGGTAGTATTATAGTATTGTGAATTAGAATAAAAATAATTATTTTGTAAAGTTGTATATGAAAATATCGTATTTATAACACCTGCTTGAATTTGAACAGATGCTACATTAGCAATAGCAGAATTATTATTATAAATTTGTCTATCTGTTCTAAAAACACCGGTAGAATTTATTATTTTTAATATACCATTTGAAGTGCCTGATGGTGATGTATAACTTAAAACTTTTCCATTTGCTGTTTTATTATTCAAATTATCAATTTGATATACAATTTCATCTTTATTAAAGTTTTTATTTGTATTTTCTATTTGTAATTGAACATTAGAAGAAACAGAAATAACATTTGCACTAACAGTTTTATCAGTAAAACCACTTATTGTTGCTTGATTTGCAGATTTTGTATTAGATGTAGTATAAAAAATATTTGATTGAAGATTTCCAGAATATACTGCAACAAATATTTCACCATTTGTTGCAGTATTTGTAGTAGTTGATAATATTTTTCCGTATCCTTTAACACTATTATTTGCATAATATGTAAATATTTCTTCACCAATTTCTAAGAAAGCATTAGAGGTATTTGAATATTGTGCATTTTTAAAATTAATATTAGCTAAAGGTTGTTTACTAGTATTAAATAATTCTAAATAAGAATTAGCTTCTGTATTTGATACATTAACATTAGATATTGTTATAACTTTGTCTGATATTAATATTGAAGCATCTTCTGAATACGCATAACCACCATCAATTAATTTAAAATCAATTGTACCAATTGTATCATTAATTGATGTAACTTTACCAAGTGCTCCAATACCGTATATTGATGTTAAATTAACTATATCTCCGATATTATAATTAGAACCAACACCGATGGTTGCAAGTTCAACGTCATTTAATGAGCCTGTTATATAAGTTTTTTTAATTTGTCCATTAAATATATTTGGGTTTACTATTATTGCTTCAGATGATTTAAAATTGCCTTTTATAGAAGAAATATATAATACATCAATAAATCTATTTTTTATATTTTTTCTTATAACTGCATCGACATATGCAGTTGCTCCAGACTTCTGGCCAGTAATAGTTTTTCCTGCTAGCAATTTATTTGCATTATTTAAATTTACTTCAAGATATTGTTGTTTTTTCCATTTGCCTGATGAAAGTGTAAAAATATCTTTTGAAGGATAATAAACATCTGCATTTACACCAAATACAAGTTTAAACAATAAATCAATAGCTCTTTCTGTTCCTTTCGATCTATAAAGATCTAAGGTGTGCTTAAGAAGTTGTCTTGTATTTGTTGTAGTTTGAAATTGAATATTTTTAAGATATTTTTCTTTAAAATAAACTAAAAATTCTTCTGTTGTTTCATCAATATCTTTGTATTCAAATATTTTTCTAGAGTGCTTAATAGCATTTTCTTCTTCGAGCCACTTATAATATTGTTTAACAAACTCAATAAAAATAGGCCCTTCCTCTTTATAAAAAGCAGGAAATTGATTTTCTATAAAGTTTGATATTTTCTGTTCAATGACTTCCATTAAACTCTAACCGCTTCGATATTTATTTTTATTTCATCTGGTTCAATTGTAAGAATAGTATTCTTAGAAACTGATATATCCTTATCTTTTGTTTTTGCATAAAGACGTATTTCACTACCATTATAGTCTGATATATTAAAGTTTCTTAAAGATATAACCCCTTTTGCATAGTTAACATATCCAATATCTGTAATTTTTTTATGCATATTTTTATCTTCTTGCATAACTCGCAAATTGCCATCTCCATCATCTTCAATAAAAGATAATATACCATTGTATATAAATGCAGTACTTCTGATTGTATGTCTATCTATTGAGGCATGATTAGTACCTAAAGCTGGTAAATCATCTACAAGTGGAGTATTAAAATATATGTCTATATTTTGTGAAACATTTAATTGCGGATTGATTTTTTTATATATTTCAACTTCTGTAATATTGCTAACAACACTTGAATCTGTTATATCAATTAAGTTTAGAAGTTTACTATATCTTAATGTAACATTAAAATCATCCAGATATTCATTATTATAATCAGTTATAGTTTGCGTAATCAATGTTTTTAAACGGCTTGGTGAAGATTTAGTAATATTTAAATTATATCTAATAGTACTATTGATACTTAGATAAGTATAAAGTGGTTCTATGATAATAGGATCTATTGATAATGGTGATCTTCTCTTAATAAAACTATAATATTCATCTTTTTTATTTTCCGGTATACCTTCAACATTTTCAACATCAATTGATAAAAATACTTTACCAAATCTTGGAGGATCTAATTCTTCACCACCATAAACCGAAATAGCATTAATTTCAGGAAATTGTGTTTTTAAAATAATCTCATAATCTGATGGTGTAATAGCTCTTTCTTGTATTTGAAAGTGTCTTGGAGCATAATATTTAATAGATTCTAAAGATTCTTTTGTTGCTCCACCTAATGAATTTTGTATAACAACTATTTCTGGTGTAGTCAAAACTTCGCCATTAGTTGGTTCAAAGTTTATAGAGAAACTGCCAATGCCATTAGATCTTGAACCATTTGAGATTCTATAGTCTAACACAACAGTTGATCCATTTTTTGGTTTTCTACCAATAATACCATCACCAAAGATGATCTCATAGTTTCCAAGATCACTAGCCTGTAGAAAGAATGCTTTTGATGTTGAAGATAAACCAAGTAATGTGCTGGCTAATATATAAGTGTCACCAACTTCTGAACCATCTTCATAAACAATAACAGTCAAACTTGTTGTATCAACATTTTTATTTGTTATTATAAATCTTTGGTTTTCTATTCCATGATCGACAATATATGAATCTTTTAAATAAATTCCTTCATATACATCTGTTTCATAAGAAAATGTAGTATTTGCAGATGATATTATAATAGTTTCTGGAATAGTAAATGTGTGTGAATCACCTTTAACTATGCCAGTAAATGAGGATCCTTTAGGAATAACATAAGGTTGTGTATCACCACTAGCTTCGAACGTAACTTGAATTTTTGCTTTTGATGATCTATTTGATCTAGGTACATAATTTAATTCTTTTGAATGTGATAGAACAGAAGCTGTCATTTGAGCAGAATCAAGGAATGATTCAGAAATGGCCATGTTTAAGTAGAATGCATTTTTAAAAGTATTATAAGCCATAAGATCCATCAACACAGACATGTTGGAACCTTCAAAATCATAATCTTTAAAAAGATCTTGTGATTTTAAATAATTAATAAAACTGCTTTTTATACTATTAAAGTCTAAACCTACTAGGTCTATTGAACTATTGGCCATTATCTTACTCTATTTAAAATTAAATCTAGATTAAATACTTCTGGAATATTTATTATTCCAAACACAACACTCACATAATATGCATTATTAACATCATCTGGAGTAACATTTATTTCTAATAAATTTGCTCTGGGTTCATAATTATCGATTGTTTCTCTTATAGTATTCTTAAGAGTTAATGCAGTCACGTCATCAATAGGATCAAATAGAAGTGTTGAAATCTTTGATCCTATCAATGAGTTATAGAATCTCTCACCATTTCCTGTCAGAACGAGATTTCGTATAGATGACTTTACGGCATTTTCATTGACATACTTAGATAAATAATTGGTTATTGGATTTCTATCCAAATTATTTGTAAAGTCACTATAATAAATTATAGTGTTTGAAAGAGCTGTATATTTGTCAGAACGTGCCATTTAATTATCCTGCGAATACGTTACCTGAACCAGCTGCAACAGATGTACAACCAGTGATAGCATCACCAACTCTTCCACAACCTTTACCATTAATATATACAGTTGTTGACCCTATAGTTATTGGAGCTGCATGGGGAGGGCAAGGATCACCTGGAAGCAGATGGGTTGTGTTATTATCACCCTGTCTACTTACTCCAATTCCATTAACAAATACATTACCGGAACATCCATCTCTAACCATCCCAGAGCAATGTGCTACATCTGCATCACCTTTTCTAGTTACTGCCGGCACTACTTGGTTTCCCTTTTCATAAGCTCTTGAAGTTTTAAATTCCAACTTTCAATTTCATCATGTTGTTCATGTGTGTGAGGACCGTCTGGAATCTCTGGCATGAATTTTATTACATTATCAAAAGAATCTGGTATATCTTCATATTTATCGTATTCATAAAGAATACCATCTTTCAATATAACAAATAGATGCGTCATTAGTTTAGATCAATTCGTGGTGCTTTTTGTGTCATATTACCATCGGATTCTATATTGGTTGTTCCACCAACAAGAAGATTAAAATTGCCAGAGCAGTTTAAATCCATATTTCCCCTAGCTCCAATATAAACATCCTGAGCACCTGCCTTTATATTACCATGTGCATGCATAACAACATCGCCACCAACAGCAACCATTGCATCACCACCAACCTCAACATGTGCACCATCACCAACGCTTATACGTGCGTGGCCACCTATCTTTATATCACCATTTTCCTGAATAGTTAATGTTAAACCACCTTTATCATATACAAGTCTATTAGCAACATTAACTTGAACAACTTTACCATCATCAGAAATTTCAGTATATGTACCAGATGGATGTTCTATACGATATCTTCTTGCACCGTCTGTATCATCATAACTTACTTTATGACCACCAGGTGTTTCATTTGTTTGAACTTTTGAGTACTTAGCATTAAAAGTTGTTTCTGGTATTCTTTCATTATCTCTCTTTATTGCCATTATTGTTTACCTATCTCATTAATAGTCAACTGTCTTAATGTTATTAAATTAACTAGTATTAATTCAAGTTGTTTAACAAGTGTATCACCATCATAATCTGTAAGTTGTTCATTAAGTGTAAGAATAATAATTACTTCTTGTTTAAAGAATAGTGGATTTTCTAAAAGTCTAACTACTTCTTGTATATTACTTAAATTAGTTTTATAATTTAAAGCAGTTTTTGGGCTAAGATTATTTAAATAATTAATAATATTGTTTAACAAATATAGGAATGCTTTATATTGTTCTAATAGATTATTGGTATTGCTGCTTTTATTATTTGATGTTATTTGGTTTAATACCATAGCAAAATTTTTAATTCCAATCATGTTTATAAGTCGGCCGGCAGGTGTACTTTGTAATCCTTTTAACAAACCCATAACACCCTGCCCCAAAACACCAGAAGCATTCATAGGATCAACTTTTGATATTTGAGATATGACATTTTTACCAAAAGGTATTTGTGTTCCAATACTTCTCATATCACCAAACTTTGCTAAACCATTTGCTTCTTTCTTAGCAAAATGTGTTAAACCCCTAGTATCAAGTTTTCTTTTTCCTGTAGCAGCATCTATAATATATCTTAAATCTTCAGTCTTAATATTAAACTTTCCAGGATCTTTAGAAATACCAAGAGGAATATCTCTTCCTTGTTGACCTAAACTGCCAACTTTTCCTGAACCAGGAGCTGTAGCTACAATATAAGGTATTTGTTTATCATTATCGATAAAAAATCCCCAAACTCTTGTGCCAACTTGATATGCTGGTGTAGCACCTGCACCGTCTTTAGATGCAGCAGTAACAGGAAAAAGAGGTCGAGCATATCTAAGTTCGTTATCCTTAAGATCAGACTGATCTTCTAGAATTCTAATCTTAGCTCTTCCTGCTTTTTCATCATCATTTTCAACATCAACAATTTCTGCCCAAAATGGTATCATTAACTTGTTCCCTTATTCATTCCACCTTTAGCTAACTCCATAACTGTTGTAGCTCTTGGTTTTGAATCATACATTTTAAGATGGTGTCTAAGATTAATTACCAACATATCGCCACCTATCTGGCTACCAGATGAAGCAGTTGACATATCACCAATGGGTTGCGCAATATTTGCAGACACGCCTTTTCCAACAGTGCAATTAATTCCAGAATCTAACATGACTTGGACAGTGCATGCAGGTCCATTCTTTACTTCTTGAATATATCTTCTTTCTTCTGCAGCTTTTTCTGCTTGCACTGAATTTTTTTCAAGTCTCTTATCATGTGGTATAATTGTAGTTGATCTTGGGCCTGTTGAGTTAT